CCCTTCGGCAGAGTTTAAATGTTTGAACAATCCGAAGTTTAATTTTGAGAAGTTATTTAAAGAAGATGACTAAGAAAAAAGACGGCAGAAATAAACCTAACAAGTTATTTAAAGAATTATGACTAAGAAATCCGCTGACAAAACTAATAAAAAAGTAGAGAAAAATAAGACGTGGTTTGCAAATGATATTATTCTGAAAGATGCATTTTATGATTACATTGTTAAAAATAAAAAGTCTCCTACGATTACAAAACTTGCGGAGATTACTAAGCTGAATTACAACACTGTTACGGCTCACTTAGCGGAAATGGATTTCAATACGGATCTCAGACCGAAGTTTAAACTTTTAACAGATAAAATTATAATGCGACTCGGTATGGAGGCAATTAAAACAGGGAAAGCTTCTGAGGTAAAACTTTGGAATCAGATTGTTGAGGGATGGTCTGAGAAGTTTGAGCATACCGGTAAAGACGGTGAACAGCTTATTAGCGAAGTAAAAATAACAATTGTAAAGTGATACTTAACTTTAAATGTTCATCGGTCTTTGAAAAGAATTATAATTCTAAAAAAAAGATTGTTGTAAATCAGGGTTCAAGCAGATCCACGAAAACATATTCAATTCTGCAATTACTTATAATTGACGCAACGGAACAGACGGAGGAATCTACTACTACAATAGCACGGAAAGAATTATCTACTTTAAAAGTTACTGCAATGAGAGATTTTTTTGATATACTTAAAGATCAGGAATTATACTCAGAGAAAAATCACAACAAGACCGATTGCACTTACAGATTAGGAAAAGTATTATTTGAGTTTGTTGGTTTGGATTCACCTACTAAAAAAAGAGGTGCTAAAAGGCGGATACTTTTTGTAAATGAATGCAATGAATTAACTTTTGAAGATTGGCGACAGCTGATAATCAGAACAACTTATAAAATATACCTTGATTACAATCCATCGGAAGAGTTTCACTGGATTTACGATTATGTTTTAACAAGAGATGATTGCGAATATATTCATTCAACTTACAAAGATAATCCTTTTCTTGAACAAACCGTTATTGATGAAATTGAAAGGACTCAGTTTGAAGATGAAAACTTTTGGAGAGTATACGGGTTAGGTGAACGCGGTCAGTCACTAATAAAGATTTACAATAATTGGCGGGTGCTTAGCAATGAGGAATGGGACGCAATGACAGCAAAAGTAAATGAAAAAGTTTATGGATTGGATTTCGGATACAATGTTCCGACAGCATTAATTGAAATTCAGGAATACGAGAATGATGTATTTTTAAGAGAAATTGTTTATGAAAAGTTTTTATTAAATTCTCAGCTGATTGAGAAAATGAAAGAGGCGGGAGTTGACAGGATGAAAGAAATAAAAGCGGACAACGCCGAACCTGATAAAATAAAAGAAATATATAATGCAGGATTTAATGTTCATTCTGCAATTAAGAATGTCAAAGACGGAATACTTCTTGTGAAACGTAAAAAAATATTTATTCATAAAGATTCCGATAATCTGATAAAAGAAATAAAATCATACTCTTGGAAAACCGATAAGACGGGGAGGACATTAGATGAACCCGTTAAGGCAAATGATCACGCAATGGATTCTTTAAGATATGGTTTGTTCAGAAAAGAAAACCCTGTATTCTCCCAAAGATAAAAAATAAAACTACCCACACAAAAAATTCATTTGCAATTCATTTGCATTTAAATTAATTTTGCATAGAAACATTTTCCCCACAGAATATTATTAAATAATATTTATAATGGATTCAAGCTCAGCAGTTGCAATTTCCTACAAAGAACATACGATAAATCAAATACAATCAAGAGTATCCGAACAGGAAAAACTTTTTGATTATTATATTGGCGATAAATCCTCACTGCTACAATACCTCCGAGAAGTTCAGGAAATAACTTTCAACGAAGGCGACATTGATGAAATGCAGAGTAATTTCCTCAACATTACCAAAAAAGTTATTAATCAATTAGCAATTGTTTACAGGGAATCTGCAAAGAGGCAAATTCTAAGCGAGGGAAAACTAGACGAAGATTCTACAAATGAATATAATTCAATTATACCGAGAAACATAAATACCATTGACAAAATGGCACATCGGTATGCTAAACTTCAGAATACATCTCTTACAAGAATTTATTTTGAAGACGGTAAAATAAAATATGAGATAAGAAGTTCTCATTTGTATGATGTGGTAACCTCAGACGATAACCCGTATAAGATCACTGAATTGTCTTACCAAAGATATTTTAAGAATGAAAAGAATGAAGATGAATTGTATAAAGTTTACTGGACTGACAAGGAACATTACAGAAAGAAACTTGTAAAGGTTGCTTCTCTTCAAAATGTAGGACTTGACAAAATTCCAATTGGTAATAATTCCGATATGATAAATCCTTACGGAGTAATTCCTTTTGCGGATCTACGCTTAGAAATGCAGGGTAACTATTGGGGAAGCGGTGCTACGGATTTAGTTAATATAAACGAACAGATAAATTTCCTTTTGTCGGATCTCATTAACGGCGGAATTATTATGCAGGCTTGGGGAACGCTTGTATTTCAGGATACAGGCTTAGGACTTCCTACGAATAACAATCCTAAAGGGAACATTCAAAATTTAAGAGTGGGGCCGAAACATCCAATAGCATTTGAAACGCAAAACTCCGAGAAGTCCGGCAGTGTATCAGTTGTGAACGGTAATCCGTTAATTGCTGACGTAATGAATGTAATTGATTGGATGATCAAATTAATAGCAATCACAAAAGGATTAAATCCAAATTCATTCTTAGCAGATGCAAAAGCTACAAGCGGTTACAGTAAAGTAATTGATTCTCTTGAACAACTTGAAATGAGGCAGGATGACATTGAACCGTGCAGAGAATACGAAGACGTAAGATTTGACATTACAAAAAAAATATTAAACTATCACATTTCTACAGGAGAAATCACTAATTATAAACCTCTTGACGAAGATACTTATTTGCAGGTAACATTCTCAGAGATTACAGTTCCGAAAACTACAGAGGAACAAATAGCTCAGGATGAATATGATTTAAAAATGGGAATTGTTAGCGTGATTGACATTGCAAGGAGACAGTTTCCTGACTTAGAGGACGCGGAAATTGAAAAGAAAATACTTGCAAATAAGGAAATTACAAAGAAGTTTACTGCAGAGGTGAAACCCGAAATAGAACCTTTAAAAGAAACGGAAAAAGAAATTCCTGAAGATGAAACAGTTAAATAATAATTTGTATATGAAATCCATTAATCATATTTTTGTAAAGTGAGTAAAATTGAAATAGATATTCCGCAGGAGTTGAAAGTTTTAATTGAACAGGTGAAAGACTGCTATAAGAAAATAATGAATGATACAAAGACGGGGAGTATAATTATTCATGTGAACGATTCAAAGATTTCAAGACCGAGTTACACGGTAAAATAGTTCTTTCAAAATAAGTTTTTGTAAAAGAGATCTACAATAAGAAGGATTTCTAAAGTATCAGAGAAGGATACTTTGGGAATCCTTCTCTTATTTTAAAATTAAAAATTACATACCATGTCAGAAATTCAAACCGATATAGAAGAAGCTAAAAAAAGATACTCCTGCAATATAAAATTAATCGATAATTCAATCCTTGCAAGTTTCAGCATAACTGAGGAAGGCAAAGATTACAGTTACGTATATTACGATAAGATATTCACTGATTGGCAGGACTTTGTAGATTACTGTAATATTTTCTTTGCCGAACAACTCGGTCAGGAAATGGAATCAGAAAATGAATCTGAATAAAAGATTTTTTTAAAACATAAATAAAAAGTAAAATGTACACAGAGAACAACACAGATAACAACAATCCTGAAATTGATGACTTACCGGGAGATCAAGACACAGGAACCGAACAAGAGTCCGAAAAAGAAAATGAAATAGAGTTTAAAAACAGAGGCTTAAAAATTATTCAGCTCAAAGATGAAAAGAATAAAATGCAGGTTGAACTTGACCGTCTCAAAGCGGTTCAGAAAAAACTCGATGACGATGAGAAAAAAAAGAAAGGTGATTATGATTCATTGATTTCCGAGAAACAGGCTGAGATTGATGAGACTAAAAGATTACTTGAAGAGGCGAACACTTATAAAGAAAAATTGGAAGCAATTGAAACGGAAACAAAAAAGGAATTACTTTCAAGGATGTCAAAGTCACAGCGGACTGAATGGGAAAATGAACCGTTGGACATTATAAGAAAATTCGTTAAGTCATTACCTGCTAATCCCGACAAGTTGGATGTTGACACAGGTGGTGCCGGCGAAACAAAAGATGTAAAGCTGAATGAGTCACAAAAGAAATTGGCGGTACAAATGTTTCCCTCATTCTCTGAGGACAAGGCTGTAAAAGAATACATCAAAGTTCTTGAGTTCAGGGAGTCAAGAAAAGTAAAAGTATAATTAATAATTTAAAATAAAAATAAAATGGCAAGTATAAAATATGGATGTATACATCCGAGTCCGGTAACTAAGGAATATCCGGTAGCCGCTTCGCAGTTTTTTTATCACAACGGAGTGAACGCTGTGTATCTCAACGGTTCAGGACATTTAACATTAGCTTTATCGGCTACTGCTACATTTATTGGTATAGCAATTGTGCCTACCGGAATGGGAGCAGGAACATCTTCTGCTTACTGGAAATCTTCAGCAACAGCAGGGGCGGATAAATTGGCGGTTATATTGGTTGGAGACGGTTATCAGTTCTGCGTACCAGCAGAAACAACTATCACAGACGCAATGAGAGGTAATGCCTGTGATCTGATAGCAGTTAATGACGGCACAGCAACAACTATCAACACCGCAGCAAGCACTACAGATATGTTTATAATTCAGGACAAAGCAAGCAACGTAAAAGCAGGTGCAGGACTTGCTGACGCTATTGTCATTATGAATCCGGCTAAAGTTCAGGCTGATACCTAAACAAGAAAGGAGTAATTTAATAAATGGCAGTACGTTCAGAATTTACAGAGTTAATGACAAGAAATATGTACGGGTATTACCTTGAAAGATATGATACATTTGATCCCGTATATCCTCAGATTTTTGAGGTAGAAACAATGGAAGGTGCTTATGATAAAGAAACTTCCGCAATAGGTCTTGGGAAGTTATCTGAAAGACGCGAAGGTGATACGATTGTTGCGTCAAATATTCTTGAGGGTTTCACAGCAATAATCAAGGCAAGGACTTTTTCAGATTCCTTTTTTATGACAATGGAATTTGTTGAGGATACCCCTAAAGAAAAAATGGCAAATGTAATTAAAGACTTTGCTAATACTTGGGCTGAGGGAGTTGTAGCAACAAAAGAAGCATTCGCAGCAAGTCTGTTTAACACAGGCGGATTCACATCAGCGACTGATGCATTCAACAACTCGGTTACAGGAGTCATTACAGATCCGACAGCGGGATTTATTTATGACGGATTACCTTTCTTTGCTTTGACAGGTGCTCCAAGAACTGCAAAAAACGGAACTACATATTTTAATTCAATCGCGGCTAACACACTTTCTGCACCTAATTTGATAACGGCATATAACTTAATGACAGTTACAAATAACAGAAACGAGAGAGGCGAAATAGTAAACCTTAAGCCGGATGTATTATTACATCCCTCGACATTAAGATTCACTGCGAAAGCATTGCTTGAATCTGATAAAGTGGTCGGAAGTGCTAACAATGACATTAACACGGTTCAGAATCTCGTAAAGCCGATTGAATGGCAGTACCTTACAGATACAGACGGTTGGTTTCTTGGAAAAGCTAAGTCAGGAATCAAATTCAAAGAGAGAAAAGCTCCGGTAATTGATTTCTATCAGAATGAAATTGACAAGAAATATTATGCAACGATTGATACAAGATTCGGTGCAGGGGTTTCAAACTGGAGATACTGGCAGGCAAATGCAATAGCAACATCTTAAGGGGGACAACATGAAAAATAAAATAATTGGAATCTCGATAATATTAGCTCTTGCATTTGCAGGGGCTAATTTCTACAAAGACATTGCCGAAGCGGTAAATTTTGACAGAATAATTCTGGGTGCTTCAAACTATGGCTCTGATCCTAATCCGACTGCTGACATTACAATGCAGAATGATGAATCAATTAGCAATTCAACTGATGGACTTGTTTCAATTGTAAGTCCTTCAATTACGGTTAGTGCTACTGTATGCGGAACGAATGTATTCACTACAACATCTGATACTGACCACGTTGACATTACAGGTGCATTAGCAACTGATATTTATTTTGTCAGTGGATTTTATACAGCAGGCGTAGATCAGCAGGATGTATTGGAGTGGCAGGCGTATGACGGATATTTGAAGGTATGGAGGTTAGCTTCAGGAGAGAGTGCTTTAAAATATTCTTGGCTAAGAATTAAACAATAATTTAAAACAGGAGAAATAAATTGGCAAAAGAAGAAAATAAAAAAGAAGATTCAAAGCAGACTGAAACAGAGAAGTTAAAAAAGGGAATCCCGGATTCAGAGATTCGTAAAATGGAATCTGAGGGCTGGTTTGTGGTAGAGTCATACAGGAATCCCGAAGGTGAAGGAAAGTTACATGATCTAAGAAAATAATAGCGAGATGAAAAATACTCAGGATAACTTTTCAATTAAAACCGTTTGCGTGATTTGTGGGACTCCGTTAAACGGTTTTAATTTATTAAAACGAGGCGATGATTATTATTGTGAATCAGATTTTCAGAGAACATCCCCTGAAGAACTGAGAGCAAATGAAAAAACTGAAAGAGAATACAACAATTACAAAAAACTTTTTAATTCAGAATGCTAAGAAATTTAGTCACAGAAACGGACTTGAAAGGATACACTCCAAAACTCTCCGAGTTACTTTGGACGGGTGAAACTGATTATTCCGCACAAAAGGAGAAAGCTACTCAGTATGTATTCAATCAGTTAATCCAAAAAAGGTATGACGTAAAAGAGTTAATGCCGGAACTGGTATTACGCTTGAACGGAGTTTCTTTGAGTACAAACGAAACAGGAATTTCTTACTGTGATACGATTAACAGATTAAGACTTGTAATAGATAACATTTCAAATACGGTATCTGATAAAGTATTAACTCTTCAGGGTTCTGACAATGGAAGTGATAATTTTAAGGATATTACCACAATAACAATCAGTACCTTAGACACAATTAAGACAATTACATTTCATGACACTTATAAATATTACAGAATAAATTCAGCGGTGGTATCAGGAGTGTTTGACTTCAGGGCTTACTTAACGGAGACTGTTTATGATGAACTTTTTGAGTGTAAATGGTTAGTGTATATTTTTCAGGATATGAGAGTTTCGGCTGAAGATCAGTTTGATTTGAAAATGAATTTTTATGAGGATATGTATAAAGAATTAATGAGTAAGGCAATAATCTATATAGATTCTGATTCAGACGGTGTACCTGAATATACAACAGGTATAGCGTCAATTACTCTAAGCAGATAATTATG